AACGAAAGGAAATAATTTGTATTTTTATATTAATCATGATATCATAAATATATGAGTAAACAAATTTTATTAAATTCTGAAAAGCATCCTGGACACATGACAACTGTTGATGATGAAGATTATGATATACTAATTCAATATAAATGGCATCCTCATTTTGAAAAGAACAGTAATAATGTATATGCGTGTTCTAGTATAATTGTTAATCAAAAACAGACAGAAATTAAAATGCATCGGTTTCTTATGCAACTTCATGGTCATGATATTGAAAATAAAATAATAGATCATCAAGACCAAAATGGTATAAACAATCAAAAAGAAAATCTTAGAATATGTACTCGTTTAGAAAATAGTTATAATTCTAAGAAACCAAGAAACGGAAAAACTTCAAAATATAAAGGTGTATATCTTCATACTACAAATAATAATTTTATAGCTCATATTCGAGCAAATGGTAAGATGACTCATATTGGAAGTTTTGATAATGAAGAAGATGCTGCATATGCATATAATGAAAAAGCAATAGAATATTTTGGAGAATTTGCTTCTCTGAATATAATAAACTAAAAAGGAGTATTAGATATGAGCCGCTGGTACTGTAACATAAATCAACCAGAAATTAAATTAACATGTAGTACATTCGGAACATTCATTTTTCAGAAGGGACAAGTAATAACTAATCAAAGTATTGTAGAGATGTATCCAAATCTATTCACAGAGCTTCCAGAATTAGCTCCTGTACAGTACAAACCAGCAAGAGAGATAGTGGTAGGTCAGGAAAGAATAAGATTGCATCCTGAACCGATTATGGACGTTTCTGCATGTGGTGTTGTGGAATCATATGGAAATGTACCAATTGACTTTGTTGTTGCTACGCCTGACGATCCAGAAGAGAACATTGCTTTGCCGGAAGAATCTGGAACTGAAGTGAAGCGTAAAAGAGGAAGACCATTTGGTTCATGGGGAAAAGAAAAAAGAGAGAAGTTAGAAAAGGGGAAGTCTTAGGACTTCCTTTTCCTTTCTTGTTTCTCTATAGTGAATAAGGTTTTTGTTTTTAAACTTGTTAACCATATAACAGTTCCCATCAAACATGTTATTCCTCCAGCACAACAACCAACTGTCCAGAGAAACAAATGCCAATAGGTTACATTCAGAGTAAAGATTTTAGTCCAATCATGAATCATAAGTCTAACACCAATTACACCGAGACACAACCAAATCAATATAACAATAACAAGACAGATCATGTTCTTTTTCCTTTTACATTGATTTTGAATAATGGTATATCTAATATCTTATATGCTTGCATCCATGTTAAGATAGCTACTAATAATGTAAAGTATCCAAAGCAGGAAAATAGAATCCAACAAAGTATAGTCCAGAAATAAACTTCATGAGTTCCTATTACATCTTTAAGATACACAATAGTAATATGATGATAATGAAGTGACCTTTATGTTCAGCTTCATATCCTACTTTTTTGATTTCGTTTATCAGGTTTATATATTGTTCTTCTGACATTAGTTGCTCCTCAAGTCTTGATATAATTTTTGTCGTTCTTCTTCATCACAATTTTGATTTTTCATTCCAGCTAGACACATAATATATTGTCTTCTAGAATGAGGAAGACAATCAAAATGTTTTTGTGATCCATCTTTATCTTTCCACATGCTTTGAGTAGAAACAGGTTTATGACATACAGGACAATGGACAACATATGTTCCATTATAACTATATACAATTTGTGAATCTCCTATAATTCTGGTAGATATAAGAGCAATACTTCCACAATTGTTACATACAGCTTTATCACGAAGCTTGATATTAGAAGACATAGTATCAACTGTAAAATTTTTACTATGGCATTTTGTACATTCCATTATTAGTTCCTCAACTTATATAGATATAGAAACCACAAATCTTTTATCCAGTTATACAACCAAGGAATAAAACTTTCTATCATACATACGACAAACAGAAGTGGAAGACTGCATATGAAAATGATAGCAGCAAGCAGGTCGAGTATGGCATGTGTTTTATATCTTGCTCTTTGTTTAGCATTCACCAGTTTTCCACATACAGATAAGTATCTTTCTTTATCTGACATCATGTTGTTGGTCCTTTCCAGCAATCTTTGACTATTATTTTAAAGTCTTTCCACACTGTATCTAATATATTAAAGTCTCCCCAAAGAATCATTAATAATGAACATATCAACAGTACAGTAATAGCTATAGGACTTGTACAGATTACTATTCCTTTTCTGAACCATGCTGTTCTTATTTGCTCTGTAGGTTGATTGATATCTTTCCAAAATTCTTTTAGGGTTGTTGTATGTCTCCCTATAGAAATTATGGACATTGTTATTTTTCCTTTTCGATACCATCCAGTTTGTATTTTAAGTTTTGGATCATGAACATCTTTCCACAAATCTTTTATGTTCATTTATATCTCCCTATAGTTTTTAAAGTGACAGTCAGATCAACCAGGAATCTTTCTAAGGATCGATAACCACCTTTTCTTGGAGTTGATACTGTAATAGATTCGATGCCCATTTGAGTATTTTCAATGAACGTTCTAACCAGTGTGGCTATATCATTTTCAAGCTTGCATCTCTTGTTATGAATTTGATATACTCCACTCGGACCTACCATGTTTACTCCGTCAATTGGTTCGTTCATTTCTTTACCTTTGATCTTTCTATCCATCTCTTTAACATTTCTATTCGTTGAGCACGTTGAATAGGATAATCTAATGGATCACTACGAAGATAATTTATATCAGAAAACCAATTTACGCAAGTCATATTTTCAAATATCTTCCAAGGACAAAATTTACAACATTTTACTACAACACACAAAGGACAACTTTTTATAGGTGTTAAGTTCTCATAGTGATCGAGCAACGTTACCATTGCATCATATGCTTTCTGTGATACTTTCTTCTTTCTATTCTTCCAGAACTTAAACATTATACTACCTCACTATTTCGAATCCATTGAACCAACATACCGATTCTCTTTCTTCGGATTCTATCAAACTGTGCAGGTTCTGTTCTAACAATACTAATAGAAACGTTAGAGTCTGGATATTGAGTGTTGAACCAATTCTCACAACCATATGCATCAGGATGTTCTTTCTCTCCTTTATATCCAAACAATATCCAGGGACATGTAGAACAGACATATCTCCAGGTATCGTATGGATCAGGAGCATATTTGTTATGAAGAGTACAGAGAGGACAATCTTCCAGTTTTTCTTTTGGATTTTTGTAATGTTCCAGGAGTTGTTTCATTGCCTCCATTGTAGCTTGACTGACTTGTTTCTTCATTTATTTCTCCTTATCTTTATATAGTTTACCCCAAGACGAACCTACAGCAACAGTAGGAAATCCATTCATTTTTAATTGTCTTGCAACCCATCCACAAAGTTCTTCATTGGAAGATGTATGGAAAGATGTATGATCTTTAACCGTGAGTGCGATATCGAACATGATATCTATTAGTTGTTGTTCTCTACACATAATGATCCTTTGTCAGATAGTATCATGAAACTGAATAGAAGTCAAGGATTTTCTTTTCCATTCTCCTGAATCCGAATCGAATTCTTCTATCCTGGAATATAATTCAATACCGAACAGATAGAAAGAAACTATTCTCCAGTAACATCCGTCACTTATATGAACTTCATCTTCACCTTTAGTTTTTATGAACTTCATCCGACATACCTTTGTATGATCTGATCACGGATAAAGGTATGATCATCTACAGTTTGTTTATAACCGAAACGATAATACTTATGGTGAGTTGTGTCAGGAGTATGAGGAGCAAAGTCACCTTCCGTGAAATACTCTTCAACAAACAATACATCAGGAGGACAGATTTCGCATAGACAAATATCAAACTTATCATCAAACATGAAGTTGAATATACACATCCCAGAATGATAAAAACCAGCAGGGTTGCCGTCTCTACCATCTTTGTCATATGTATAGATGTTGCTATCCATTATTTGTACCTCAAGACATCTTTAGCTGCTTTCTCTAGATCAGGATCGAGCCAATCTCTTCGAAGGGGAATATCATTCATGATCGAACCGAAGATCAATCTCAATTGAATGTTCTCTTCTTTCAGTTCAGCAATAGTTTCCTGGAGAACTTTCTTATTGAACTTATGAGTATCTGGCAATGCATATCCGGCATCTTGATATCGAGCAGAACACTGTGCATATCCTGCTGTGAATCCTCTATCGAAGTCTGTCTCATGATTTAGCATACCAGAAGGTTTGTTACATGTGATAGCTGGAGCAAAACAAACAGCGTCTGCTGTTCCTGTTGGTGGTTCTTTTGGAAAACAATCACAATCACTTGCCATCTTTGTACCTGTTTCGCACATATCATTTCTCCTTATATTTTATACCAGTATGGTGATCGACATACAGGACAATCACCATCATACTTTCCGACAGTGAAATAATCATAGTCTATTCTGAAACCTTCTAGCTTAAGCCACATTTCTTGACCAGGATCATTACAGTTACAGTAGACGATTCTTTTCTTTCCTGCTGCGTCATTAGATGCAGTACTTTCAACTCTTGCTCGTAGTTGTCTCATGGTTTTCTCCCTGTTACGATTTTAAGATCACGTACTAAATTTTCAAGTTTGTTTATGACAGGATCGGCAACATGATACTTGCCATTATCTTTTGTATATATGGTAGCTGGTTCTTCTTTCTCCAGTTCCAAAGCTAACTGTTGAAGTTCGATACGAATTGATTTGATGTTCATTTAATCTCCTTGTATATTGCTATATGACATTTGGTACATATTGTTTTCTGTGTAGTTACCCAGGATTCTACTGAACCTTCTGGAGCACATTCAGGATGATAGACTTGAAAGAAATAAATATAAGCTGCAACATATCTTTTTCCTGATAATATATTAAATTCTCTCATGATTCTCCTTAACGATGAAATAAATCCCAATGAGATTGTGCATCTTCTTGATTTGTAAACGTTGCATTAGTCACTCTCGCAATGACTGCAACGTGGTTTAGCTGCTGTGTATAGTCCACACCATTCACATGAGAAATCAATCTTACCAGGATGTTGAATCATCCAATCGCACATACAGTTGAATCCCATATTTGGATTGCCGCATCTACATTTTGCCATGTTTGAATCTCCTTGTAGAAACACTATAGCATAATTAGATTGACATGTCAACAATAAAATGATATAAATAAGGAAGGAGAAAATTAATATGGATGAACGAACTAAAAGTCAGAAGATGATTGATTTAATTATTCATGATAGAACCGAGCCTGATGAACGAGAAGCAGCATTTAATGCTCTGATTAATTATTACAGAATAAATTGTGGTCTGTCTGAATTATTTAAAATAGAAACATTCTCGATGTATCTTTCTGTTGCCAAGACAAGAGAAGAAAAGATTAAAGTTCTAGACACGGTGCGCTGGCAATGTAAAGAAAAGGTTCCTGATCGTCCTGTCTTGCCGAAACCTTCCAGCGGAATCCTATTCAAAGGATGCCCGATAGTAAATATCAATGGAGCATATGAAAGATTATGTAAAGGAGTAGGGTATCGGTTCGGTACTCCTTATGGAACAAAGACCTTTAACAATATGAATATAGCTTCATTAACAGAGATAACATTTGCTCCTGTTAATGATAGACCAAATGTTTTTGTGTTTGATCATAATGATATCAATATAATTTCTATCATGAGGATATCAGATTATAAAACAGGGAGCAAATATATATTCAAACCATTTCATAGTTCTGATCTAGGAGTTGTTGAAACTTATGCTTAAGTATCTTTTATAAATAAAAGAAACTCTTTGGAGATACTTATGGCATATAGTCCACGTATAAAAACAAAAGCAGATTTAAGAGCATATGTTTTAAGAAATTTAGGATCACCTGTAATAGAAATTGAAATTACACCAGATCAATTAGATGATCAAATAGATAATGCATTAGAATTGTATTTACAAAGATGTTATGCTGGTGTAGCTGAGAGATATCTTCCTCTCGATGTAAAGATCAACGAACAAACTTATGTTCTTCCTTATGATATATTTGCTGTTGTAGAAGTTCATTCTATGGAGCTTGGTGGAATAGCAAACAATGCTCCTAGTTCTTTATTCTCCCTAAATCAATTCGTTGCTGCTGACTTGTATAGAGGATCAGGAAAGATCGATCTTCTTACATATGAACTTGTCAATCAAATGTTAGCAACCCTGGATTTGGAATTCTCTCAAAAGATAACTTATGATTATAATGTAATTACAAAAGAACTTTATTTATTTCAACCACCGACAGTTAATCAAGTTGTGTTGCTGAGAAGTTATGTAAAAGTTGCTCCTGTAGAAGATGAGCATGGAAATGAAATCAGCAATATCTATAATGAGTTAATCATTAGAAGACTTGCTACAGAGTATTGCAGAAAACAATGGGGTCATAATCTTATGAAATATGGTGGAAGTATTTTACCTAATGGACTTATCATAAACGCTAATGATATTCTCCAGGAAGCAAATACTAATATTCAAATACTTGAAGAACAGCTTCATGATATGTACGAACTTCCAATAGATATGATGATTGGATAATAAATGGAAAATCATTATAAACACATAGATGGTATAAGTGATATTAAAAATGTTACTGAACATCATATTAGAGGAGAAGGTTGGATTGAAGGTGGAGTTGGATTTCAAGAAACTCATCGTCATATAAAAGGGATGAGTCATATTGATGTATTACCTCAAATTCCACAATACATGACTAATTCTTATCATAATAAAACTCCTTTTAAAAATAATCAGAATTATGATATCACTAAAGCTGGAGAAGCAAATACTTATAATAACATTTGGGCAGAATGTTGTTTCCTTTATGGGAATGACTGTGTATATATCCAGAGAGAAGTTATGACCGCAGAAGATGTGTTCGGAGAATTTCTTGGAGCATATCTGTCAAAAGGATATCCAGTTCGTTTGTTCTGTGACGATCTTGGAAATGGTGCATGGAGTGGATCAGGAGATATGTATGCCAAGTTCGGTTTGCAGATTCAAGATGAAGCAACTTGGTATTGTCCTACCCTTATGTTCAATCAGATGATTGCTACCACTAATCCTTACAATGGGGAAGTAACTTTCTCTCCGGTATATCCTAAACAAGGTGACTTGATTTATTATGTCAACGGTAAAAAACTATTTGAAATAATACATATCGAACCTGAAGCTCTGCCAGGAATGTATGTATTCGGGAATAAGAATTCATATGTGCTCAAGACAAAATTATATACTTATGATCATGCTGCTGTTGCTGATGATCCTTCTATCCCAAAAGAAATTCAAGCACTCGATAGTGTTGAAACTATCAACGGGATTACCTACGATATCGCTGAACAAGAATTGAATAACTTCAATGTTCCTGCTCAGAAAGAAGCTGCTAAAGTTGTTTCAACTAAGGAGGTTGATCCTCTTACACAATGAAATACTATGATATCTTAAAACTGTTAGAAGCAAAACAAGTTGGAATTCTTTATCACTATACATCTATAGCAAATGCTATCAACATTTGTTCAGATGATATGTTAAAGCCTGGAGAATTTGATGGAGTTTCTTTTACTAGGAATAAAGATTTCCATACAACTGAAAGAGAAGAGATACAAACAGGTGTAAAATTTGTTATTGATGGAGATAAGCTTTCGGAAAACTATAAAATAGAACCTTTCAATTATTTTTGGAATAGAGAACAAGGTTCAAAATTTTATACTCATCATGATTATATGGACGAACAAGAAGAACTTGTTAAGTCTCCTATCAGAAATCTTTCTAGATATGTGATCAAAGTTTATATAGATAGACATCATGCAGATTGTTTCTTTGACGATATTGATAATAATGAGATTGAAAGACCAGAAGAAATTTATAGCTATGCTGAATTACTAGAATACTTCAACAGATTCTTTCCTACAGAGTGGGCGAAATGAAATCATTCAAACAATACTTTTTAGAAGCAAAACAAGTTGGAATACTTTATCATTATACCTTAATTAAGAATGCTATTAATATAGCTGAGGAGAATAGAATACTTGCTAATCCTGATAGAGGAATTTCGTTTACTAGAAATAAACACTTTCATAAAAATGGACATGGTATATCTGGAGTTGAATGTAGATTTGTAATAGACGGAGATAAACTTTCACATCGATATAAATTAACACCATTCAATGATTTGTCAATTCAACCATCAACCAAATATGGAAAAGAAGGATATCGACATGATAGTATAGTTGATGAACAAGAAGAAAGATGTATGGTAAATATTAAAAATTTAATGATTGTGTAATCAAACTTGAAATAGATAAACGTGCTTTAGATATATGGTTTAACCCTTTACAAAAATATTATGCGTTACCTATAATTATTAAAGGAAATAAATTTGAAAATTATGATGATATATTTAATTTCTTCAAGAAATATTATACTACTACTTGGTTATATGACGTAAGGGAATATTAATGTACTTTAATTACAACATAACAAAAAAATTGATTGTAGGAATAATGTCATTGTTCGATGATATCACTGTACAGAAATATTCCTTTGATGTTAACACTCAGACATTCACATCTAGAAAGTTTATTACTGTGCCTCTACAATACGCCTCAAGAGAAAAGTTCCTTGAGATCATGCAAAGCTCTTCAGCTAGAAAACAAATGAATCCTGACGCAAATATAGCTCCTGTAGAAATACAATGGTTGCTCCCTAGAATCTCTTTCAACATCCAGGGAATTGTTTATGATTCAGAACGTCATGGAAACAAACTGAACAGATTAACTTATAATCATGGAATGGATTCGTTGTATGGTCCTGTTCCTTACAATCTTGAAATGGAAGTCTGTACAATTTCAAAAACTATGGACGAAGCATTTCAAATGATGGAGCAGATTGTTCCGATGTTTACTCCTTCTGTGTCATTAGATATTACTATTTTGAATGATGCAGAATCTATTCCTATTTCTCTTTCTTCAGTATCGTTCGATTTCCCTGCTGAAGTATCCGAAGATGAAACAAGATTATGGACTGTATCATATTACTTTAACATTAGAGCAAACTATTATAATTTCAAAAGAACATCTTCAAGAATTCTTCATATCGATTCTATTATGAGCATCATAGAATCCAATGAAATAAATACTGCGTATCAACAGTATGTAGCGAATGCAGCTAATCCTTATCCTCCTGCATTGTCAGGTAATGATACTATCAATCTTACATTGAATAATAGAGGAGTCTTTTCTCTTACTGAAACTTATAATGTATATGATTTGATGTACAACGACAATTACAAATATGTTTGTATATTGAATAATACAACAGGAATTACTCCTGGGATAGATGATGACTGGAAAAAGTATTGGGTATTGTTAAATGTACTTCAGAACAATGGTATTGAATATAAATTTGCGCCTATCGGAATAGCAGAAATTGGTTCTACTTTTGAGGTTGGTCCTTGCAATCCTCCATTAGAAACTATAGTAAGTTATATTGAACCTACTACACAAACTTTAAACGGACTATCAACTATCATAAGTTAAGAGGATAACATGGAATCGAATAAAATAAAGAAATTAGAAGATCAGTTTAATATGGCAACTAGTCTTGTAACCGATTTAGAAACTTTGGTTAAAGATATAGATGAAAATCAACTTGAGATAGTCGATACTACAACCGGAGAGATAACTACTTGTGACGAATCTATCATGAACTTAGTTATGCTCAAACAAGATTTTACTTTGGTGAGAAACAATATCATTAAAGTTGTTCTTGCTGGTCAACGAATCTTGGAGAGTGCTTCTAATATAGGATTCGATGAAATCAAAGCAGGACAGATCATGGCACTTGCTCAATTACAAACAGCATTGGGAAGTAATATCAAACTGCTTATGGATTGTTATAAAGATATAGCTGTCATCGAGAAGTCTAGAAAGCAAGCAGTGGTTGCTCCTACTGTAAATACAGGTGGAGTTCCGGTTGTTCAACATAACGAGAACAACATCTTTGTAGGTTCTGGCGATCAATTACTCAAGTTCATAAATGAAACTTCTGCAAAGATAATTGAAGTTAAATAAAAAAATCCCATTCAACTTTAACATTGAATGGGATTTTTATATGTATAAGCATTAATATTAATCGATGAACAACATATCTTTAACAGGGATTGATGTTGGTGTACAAAATCGATTAGTATTGATAGGATTAACACAAGTGAGTGGACATATTTTACCATTACCAGGAATACATGTTCCACAATCAGAAGGAGGTTCCATCTGTTTCAATGCAGATTCACATGCTGCATAGTTGTCAAAATAGATAGGTTCAGGAATACCGTTTATAGAAATAAGAACCTGTTTGCCCTTCTCATTATCTGACACAGGAGATGCTATTGCTACCGTTGCAATTACGATCAACATTATTGCCATGATAAAAATTTTATACATATTATTACCTTTCTCCCCGAATTGCCGATAGGTCAGCGTTATGTTGCGTTAATGTCAATAACTTTCCCATTCTTATAAATAAAGATACCACATATATAAAAAAATGTCAAGCTATAAATAATAAGAGGAGATTAATATGAAAATAAAATGGTTAGATGAACCGGAAGAGCATGACTACCCTGCTGCGGAATCTTATCTTTCTTTAATTTATGATGCTGCAAAAGTAAAAGATATCGTTTGGAATCTACGAAATTTGCCAGTAGTTGAATTTAAAGCCAAAGATATATTTAGAGCTTCTGAATTATCTTTATTAGGAGTTAGTAATTCACATGTCAAGAAAGACCAGAAGAAAATTAAAAACGGTAAATCTCTTGCTCCATTGCTATTGGTAAAAGATAGTGTAAATGGAAAAGTAATTATAGGAGATGGATACCACAGATTAGCAGCCATATATAGTTTTGATGAAGATGCTTTAATCCGATGTAAAATAGCTTAAATTATAATATTCAAAAAAGCAAACTCACCAAATAGTTCGGTTGCTTTTTTGTTATATGCCAAAGCAGCTTCTTTTTCATCAAAAAAATATCCAAGATGAATTAATTTTCTATTAAATTGAACATGAGCAATCCATTTGTTATTAAGTTTGTGCCAGGAAACTCCTTTAAATTGTGATGTAGTATTGTTTTTAGTTTTCCTTGCATTTGCATTGTTATCCATATATGTGCAGATTCTTAGATTATATTTTTGGTTGTTTAGTCCATTATGATCTTCATGATCTATAAGCTTCTTTTCAATATTATACTCATGTAATTTCATAATAAATCTATGCATTCTAATATGTTTTCTGGTAGGTCTTTTACCGAAAATTATTAAAGCATATGGAATATTATTTTTAGGGTCTATTTTTAAACAACAAGTATATTTTGATATTTCTTCATAATCTTCATCATCTACAATAGCTTTATAACCAGGATATTTTTTAGAATGTAATTCTATAAGTTTCATAAATTTTCCTTTTACTTTTTATAATATCATATTCAATATAGAAAGTCTATTTTAAAAAACTTATAAATAAAAGAAAACCTTTTAGGAGTTAATAATATGAACAAAATAAAACAGGCTCTCATCGAGACTAGATTAAACAGAGCATTTAAAGATCAATGCCTTTTGCTAGAAGATGATTCTGCAAATGATACTTCAACTGTTGGTGGTGAATTTGCACAACTTATTCTTCCATTGATAAAGAAAATATATCCTGATTCTTTTGTTGCAGAGATTGCAGATATACAACCACTGTCTGCTCCTATGGCAAAGGTTGGTGCTTTGTATAGTCTCTATACTGGTTATGATAACTCTGCTCTAGAAAATACTCATATGTACAACTCTTTCTTGGTTACTACAACTACTGGAGGATTTGCTCTTAATGATGTATGGACAGGATACGGAGCAACATATACAGTAAGATATTATGAACAGTTCAAAGCATCTAATGGAGTAACTTATTATAAGATTCTTTTGTCTATGGAAACTGGAGCACACGTTCCTACTAAAGGGGATGTCTTTGACGATACTACTAACAGTACTAATTATACTATAACATATGGTACTTGGAACCGAGCAGCTATCAATAAAATCTTTAGAGGATATACTGGTGCTCCTTATGGAGATAATGGAGCTTTTGTTGGTATTCCTTACTTGACAGATTCAAATACTTCTGATAGATTCTTGGGTTTTGAAACTAGAACTATCAATGCAACTACTGGAGCTAGAAAAATTAAATCTAGATTCTCCAGAGAACAGCTTCAAGACATTCTTCATATCTATAAAGAACAAGGTGTTGCTCTTGCTGCTGAATCAATGGCCTCTGAAATACGCCAGGAAATAGACAAAGAAGTAATTTCTTATATGAAATTCATTTCAGAAATAACAACTAGTGTTCCACTTAATCTTCAAGTATCTTCTGGTATAATTAATGGTTCTTTACAGGATGTAACAAATGATTTGATTGCTAATATTTATCTTGCTGCTGAACAAATTGTAAGAGATACAAAAAGAAATAGATCGATCTTTATTATGGCTGATCCTATTACCGTATCGTTCTTACAGATCAATGCGTTCCATACACAAGCACAGTTCAATCAAAACAATCCTTATCTAGTAGGACATCTTGGAATATATCCATTGTATTGTGATCTATATGCCGATGTAAACGAACATTATATTATGGTTGGATATTTAGGTAGCAATAACAATGATGGAGACTCTGGAATCATTTATTGTCCATATACAACTACTCTTCATGTTGCTCCTGATCCTACATACTTTACAGAGAATATGTTGTTCTTACAAAGATATGCAATGATTCGTCACCCACAAGATTTGGGTAATGTCAATCCTGATGATCCTTGGAATCTGGAGAATGCAGGAAATTCAGATTTCTTTAAAATGTTCATAGTAGATTTTGGAACAACTGCTCTTGTAAACTTTGCTAATACAAGTATTCCTATGTTTGAATAACCAAAAAAGGATAACATAATTATGCATTATAAAAATGGAAGAGAAGCAAAAAATGGGGATAAGGTCGTTCTGCTCCCGACTTACGGAACGCCGATTATCGGTATTCTTTACGATGCACAGGCAGGTAATGATTTCTGCAATGGGAAAATAGCACTCATCAGACCGAATGACCTCTGTCCGAACCTGAAAGAGTGCCTACATCTGGACGATGTACTCCTTGCGGTATCTGATATGCTTAATAACGCAGGGGAATAGTGATATGAAAAACACACAAAAACATTTCCAGGTAATTGCAGTATGTGGAGTAATTTTACTTGGAGCACTTGGATTAATAGTTGGTGCTATTTGTGTATTTCATCAAAAAGATATTACAGTAGCTGTGGCATGTGTTACTGTATCATCAACTGCATTAGGAACTTTAGGTGGAGTATTAACTGCACAAAAATTAAACAAACAACCTCCTGATTGTGATGATCCGCCGGATAGTTAAATAAGAAAGGAGAAACAAAATGAAAAACTTATTACCCCTACTCTCACTAATATTGATACTTGGATTTGCTGGAGCTTCTTCAGCAACTGATACTTCCACAGAAATTCCTGTAATAGATGGAACAAAAACTATTGATCTACGATTGATGGATGGAAGTGGTATTGCAGTAGATATGTTTGATTATCTTCCTTGTTCTAATATCAGAAAAGGATTTAAACTTATCGGTCCTATGGGAAGAGAATATTTTTGTACTCTAATTCCCGAACCAACATTAGGAGCAAACTATTGGGAATGGAAGCCTGTTAAAGAATTGGAATGAAATTAAAACTTTTAATAATAGGTTGTATATTATTTTGTTCTTCGATAGCTAATGCATATACAGCAGTAGTTACTTGGAATGCTTTGCCTGTTAAACCTACTGGTTATTATGTGTATTATGATACACAACCAACTGCTCCATTAAAAGGAACAGGTATTACACAGGGAAGTTCACCTATAGCAGTTACTACTAATACTATAACATTAACAAATATGTCAGCTATAAAATCTTATAGTATTGCTATTGCTGGATATTATGCTAAGACTGCAACACTTCCATTAATAATAGGTCCACTAAGTACAATAGTAACTATACCAGTATTACCGACAGCAATAACTTCAACTACAATAACTATAACTATAACCAATCCTTAAGGAGGATATATGAAAAAGATTTTATCTATATTGAGTTTGATAATTATGTTAACTATTCCTACATTTGCAAATGCAACTACTGTAGTATTAGGATGGGCTTTATCAACAGATAGTACTACTACTGGACAGAAAGTTTATTACGAACAAGGAACTATAGTTCCTGCTGTTGGTACAACTCCAGCATCTGTTACATGTCCTGCTGCTTCTCCTACTGCACCATATACTGGTACAACTGCTACTCAGGGTGCTGCTGGTTTTGCTGTTGCTAATGGTACAGGAGCAACAGTTTCAGGATTACTTAGTACAGATGCTTGGTGCTTCTATGTTACTAATGTAAATGCACAATCAATGGAAAGTGCTCCAAGTAATATAGTTTATGTTTTTTCGTTTCCAGTTGGTGTAACAGGTGTTGTGATCAAAACTATTACACAGTAAATACAACTACAACTTAGATTATAAATAAAGAGGACAGAGAAATCTAATCCTCTTTTTTTATTTAAGGAACTTATATGTTATCATTCAAATCTTATTTACAAGAAGCACCGATAGATAAATGGGATGTATCATGGAAGAAAAATTATATAGATCATATTATAACTAGCGGTTCATATATTCTTGTAACTCCTGAAATGGTTCGAAATATATTAGGAGATATAAAGATAAAAAGTTTTCATGGTACTACTATGAACGGGCTAAAGCAAATAAAAGCTATTCAACATACCAGAAAAACTGTAAGTTCTTTTACTAAAGTAAACGATCCCTATTCTATTGCAGAACGAATATTTTCTGGAAATTATAAAGAAGATGTAAGACGGTATGATGTTATTTGTAAACTTTATGGTAGTCTAGTTATAGGTAATACTTCTGATATCATGTCAGTACCTGATGAAAAAGGATTGAGAGGATCAAATTTAGGAGATGAAATTCCAGGTTATTATGACTCTAAACATGATTTTTTAAATGGATTGTTTGAAGAATTTTTTAACAACGTTCCAGAAAAATATGAAACAGAAATATCGGCATGTCGAAGAAACGAGTTTTATGAATCGTATTATGCATTGGTAAATCTACATTATATAACAAGAGATAA